CAGCAAATGCCTCACGTCCTACGATAAGTTGATCTAGGTTAAAACGTGTAGTGTTAATCTTACGTTCTAAATCCTGTACATGTGCAAGCATAACTTTCTGCTTATCTGTCATGTCATCAACGTTGTACTCTTTTTCGTTGACTGTAATGACGTTCTTTTGTTTCTCTGCCATGTTAGTCTCCTTTGTTTAACAGATATGTGTAACATAATTATACACATTTTTATGTAAATGTCAAGGTTTATTAGGCCAAGTTACACTAAAAGGAAAGCCACTCTGTGCTGGTACATCCCTTAGTGCTTGCCTGTAAGTAGTCATTTCACTTGACATAGTTACATCTGATAGAGCCATCCAATCAGTCTCTTGTAATAAGCTATCACGTCTAGCTCTTACGTTAGACTCTGCCGTGGCTTGTTCCATGTTCTGTGCAGTGTAAGATACTTCCCACTCGTTGCCGTATAGAGGTTGTCCTACCTGATCTGTATCTACTACACCTGTTTCAGGGTCAGTACAGTCAGCCTCAGTCTTCATGCGGATGACTTCTCGTGTAGGTGTACCACGCACAAGTGTCTGCACTAATGGGTCATATGAGGGTTTAGCTAATTCAGTCACCTCATAGACTGCATACCTACGCAAGATCGTGTTAGGTATCTGTGCAGGGAAAGATGTGTTTGGGTTATCACGGCGAAATTGTCCAATCGTGTATGGAAATTGATCGACATTACCGTTTGTAAGTTTTACGAACATGGTTTCTCCTATGTTGAGTATTGGTAGATGGTGTCATTACCAGTTCCAACGACATACATTTTCGTGCCGTCTGATTTAAAAGCTATAGCTCTCGGTGTTCCTTCTTGAGAAGCGACACTAAAGTTTTGGTTGTAAGAAGCTGTAGAAATATCCCAACCTGTGCTTAAAGTATACTCATTTACATCATCTCCAGCATTACCTGCAACGTACATTCTAGTGCCATCAGGTGAAAACCAAAGAGCAAAAGGAAGGACTTCCTGTGTAAATACGCTAAAGTTTTGACTATAAGAAGCACTGGAAATATCCCAAGCTGTACTTAGCGAGTATTCGTTTACATCTTGCCCGTAATACCCAATAACATACATTTTAGTTCCATCATCTTTAAAGTATAAACCTGCTGCTAGTGTATCTTGACCACTTATACTAAAGTTTTGATTATAAGAAGATGTTGTTATATCCCAAGCTGTGCTTAAATTATACTCAACTATAGTATTATTAGTGCCACTTGAAAGGTACATTTTAAGACCGTCATCTCTAAAATACAACCCAAGAGCATTTGCAACATTAGTAGCAATACTAAGGCTAACACTATTATATGAAGCTGTAGATATATCCCAAGCAGTGCTTAATGAATATTCGTACAGTGTATCAGTACTCTGACCCGCCATATACACTTTAGTACCGTCATTTTTAAAAAACATTGCAGCAGGTGTGCCGTCTTGAGTACCAACACTAAAGCTAACACCATCATAACTTGCATTAGCTAAGTCTGGATCAGTCCACACAACTAAATACCCAGCCGCACCCATCTGCATTAAACGTGATACACTCATGCCATTGCATCCCCTGCTTTAAAGCCTTGGTAGGTAGTTCCACCATCATCCGTGTAAAATACCAACACATCTGTTTCATCTATTGCTGGACCAGCAGGGGCTGTGCCACTAGGGAACTTCACTGATGAAGGGTATGTGAAGGTGGCTGCTGCTGTGGAGCCTGTGGTGTATTGGAATATTGTATCGTTTCCATTTCCTAGCACGTACATTTTAGAACCATCTGATTTAAAAAATAAGCCAGTGGGAGTTGTATCTTGGCTGGAAATACTAAATGTTCTTACGGATGATGCAGTAGATATATCCCATGCTGTACTCAAACTGTATTCAGTTACATCATCACCATCACTTCCAAGAATAAACATTGTATTTCCATCAGGGTGAAAAAATATACCTGCAGGAGTAGTTTCTTGTGCATTTATATTAAGGGTTTGATTATGACTTGCTGTAGATAAATCCCAAGCAGTTGATAGATTATACTCATGAACCCTACCACCAGCATCAACCCCAGTTATATAAAACTTTGTTCCATCAGATTTAAAAGTCAAATCCCACGGTGCAGCCTCTTGCGTAGCAACACTAAAACTTACACTACTATAACTTGCAGTAGAAACATCCCATGCTGTACTGAGAGAGTATTCATATACAGCATCATTAGGATATGAACTAGATACAAACATTTTTGTACCATCTGGTTTAAAAAATAAACCTGATGGAACTTCTGCTTGTGAAGTTACACTAAAAGATTTTGAGGCATAACTAATTGTTGATAAATCCCAAGCAGTTGATAGAGAGTATTGATAAATAGTATCATTAAAATTACCTGCTACGTAAGCTGCTGTTCCATCTGATTTAAAAAATATAGCTTGTGGATTATTGTCTTGCGTAGCTACACTAAAACTAACACTATCATAACTAGCATTAGCAATATCATAAGTCTCAGCCGCATTAGCACCAGTAAGTGCCAAAGCAAAACCTGCTGCTGTGCCTGATGCTGGGGCGTTACTAAAGGCAAACGTAGTGTTTACTGAGGGAGTGTGACTGAAGTAGTTGCCTGTAGATAAATCAAGGGTAGTGGCTGAAACTGTAGAGTACTGGTACAAAGCATCAGTTCCCGTGTCAGAAACAATCATCTTTGTTCCATCAGAATTAAACGAAAATCCTATAGGAGACGTTGCCTGAGAAGCTACACTAAATGAAATGCTATCGTATGATGCTGTACTTATATCCCATGCCGTAGATAAAGAATATTGATATATGGCATCTGATAATAGGGATACCTTGTACAACTTATAGCCATCAGGAGTAATGAATATATCATATATATCATTTGCCTCAGTAGACGTAAAAGATTTGCTATCGTAAGAGGCAGTAGAGATATCCCATGCTGTAGAAAGTGTGTACTGATACGTTGTTTCAGTAGAATAATTTTCATAATAAAACTTAGTGCCATCTGTACTGAAGAATATTCCTTGTCCAGTATTTAATTCTGATGGTGAAAATACTTTACTTTCATATGATGCTGTAGTTACATCCCATGCCGTAGATAAAGCATATTGATATATATCTTCTAAACTACCGTCTGAAACATACATTTTAGTACCATCTGTTTTAAAGAATACACTAGTTGGATTAGTTGTTTGTGTGCCTGTTGCAAAAGAACCGTGCAAACTTGCAGAACTTAGGTCACTTGCAGTTGAAAGATTCCACTGATAAATTCTGTCGTTTGAATTTGAGCAGACATAAATCTTAGTGTCGCTGTCTCCAATTCTCATAGAGCTTAAAAAAGTTCCAGTTGTGCTTGAGACATCTAAGCTCACACTGTCATAGCTTGCACTTGCCAAGTTATACGGACCCGTACCAGCCGTAACTGTACCCACACTCTTAGCCTGTGGTGCTGAGAATACGCCGCCGCTGTAACTAATGTCTAAGCTCATGCTAGTGCATCTCCTACTTGAAATCCGTAATACGTTGTACCGCCATCGTCCGTATAGAATGTGTACACATCAGTCTCACCATTGGCAGGTGCTGTGGGTGTTGTGCCGCCTGACCAAATGACAGAGGCAGGGTAAGTGATTGTTGCTAGTGCTGATGAGCTTGTGGTGTACTGATAAATAGAATGGCCTACTGCACCAGCAATATACATTTTAGTACCATCACTTTTAACACCTAATGCACGAGGAAATGTCTCTTGAGATGCTATACTAAAACTAACACTATCATAAGATGCAGTAGAAGTATCCCAAGCAGTGCTTAATGAGTATTGATATACTGTATCGTTAGCATAACCTAAGATAAAAAATTTAGTTCCATCACTATTAAAACGAATAGCTAAAGGGGCCGTATCTTGAGAGGACACACTAAATCCTAGACCCCCAACATACGAAGCAGTAGAAATATCCCAAGCAGTGCTTAAATTATACTCTCTTACTTGGTCTGAGTCTGTACCAATAATAAACAGTTTTGTACCATCAGTTTTAAAATCTAAACCTTGTACAACCTGTTCTTGTCCTGATACATCAAGTGATTTATTAGCATACGAAGCTGTTGAAACATCCCATGCTGTAGTCATATTGTATTGATAAATATCATCATTAGTACTGTCCGCAATATAAAATTTAGTACCATCGTAAGAAAACTGTAAACCTAAAGCATTAGAAACTTCAGATGGATCATACGTTGAGTCATAAGATACAGTCGATAGATCCCAAGCTGTACTTAATGTATATTCATCTACATCGCCAGTATTTAAAATAAACATTTTAGTTCCATCAGGTTTAAATACTATAGCTTCCCCACCAGTTCCCTGAGAGCCATACGAATAACTAACACTATCATAACTAGCACTAGACAAATCAAAACCAGTAGCAACATTAGCCCCTGTCAGCTTTAATGTTGCACTAGAAGCTGTACCTGATGCTGGGGGATTGCTGAATGCAAAGGTGGTATTAGCAGTAGGCGTATGGCTAAACACAGAGCCTGTCGATAGGTCCAACGTAGCATTGCCTGTAACGGTACCAACAGTATCGCCTTCTGTTGTCTCAAAGAACCCTTTGGTATAATCAATAAGCACAGTCATGCCATTGCATCTCCTGCTTGGAAACCGTAGTACGTGGTGCCACCATCAAGGGTGAAGAAGTTGTACACATCCTTTTCGCCACTAGCAGGTGCAGATGGTGCAGTACCCCCAGCCCATTTTACTGAGGAAGGCCAAGTAAGTGTAACCGTTGCAGAAGGTGCTACCTTCAATGTAAAGTCATATGCACTGCCAGTAGTAGGTGGGTTGCTAAACACGAAGGTAGTATTAGCCGTTGGTGTATGATTAAAAAGATTACCTGATGTTAAATCTAATGTAGCATTACCTGTGATTGTACCAACAGTTTCACCTGAAGGTACAGCTTCAAAGACACCATTTGAGTAATCAATTACAAGGCTCATAGTGTATCCTTATACTGCTGTAGAACCTGCCATGTCATCTTGAGCCATAACCCAAGAGCAGCACT